ATTTGAAGATAACATGCCTGGTGAAGCACAAGAAACATACTGTGAGAATCCAATTATTGATTGTAAATTTGACGTTGAGGAGTACATACGACAATGGGTAAAGGATCGAAACAAAGACCTTTAGGAATACCTAAAAAACAGTTCGAAGAAAACTGGGATAAAATTTTCAAGAGGAACCATGAAAAAAATAAATGATTGGTATGTTCCAGATAGAGATCAATATTCAGGAGAAAAGCCACTTGAAGCAAGACTTGAGATGTATAAAGCTCAGTCTGATTGGCTAAAAAAACATATAAAACATACTAACCTTTATATTGACATTGGAGCAAATTTTGGCCATACTATAATTCCTTTTAAAAGATTGTTTAAAAAAATAGTAGGTTTTGAAATAACTCCAGATAATTTTCAATGTCTAATTGAAAATACAAGAAAAAGTCCTAATGTTGTTTGTTATAATTTAGGGTTAAGCAATCAACATACAATGGTAAATGTTTTAGAATATAAAACTGCTGGATCTGTTAATACAATTCAAAGCACTAGACTTATAACTGACTCAAGTAGAAATAGATCTCCTATGGTTGTGCAGAGACCAGTTACGACATTGGATCTTATGTTTCCTACTGAAATAGCAAGTTTTATAAAGATAGATGTAGAAGGACATGAAGTTGAAGTACTTAAAGGAGGCAGAGAGCTTATCTCTAGATCACAAGGATTGCTATATATAGAAACATCAGATAAAAATAGAGAATCCATTTGCTCTTTATTAGGTCATTTTGGGTGGAAATATATTTCGCGAAGAGGAAAAAAAGATCTTAAAACGGGAGCTGAAGTTGTTAAGAAAACTACTGATTTATTATTTAAAAAGCGATGAAGGTTGCAATAAATTATTTTAGAGGAAGAATGAACAAGGTTAATAATTGGTGGGTACCTGAATATGATAGGTATAGTAAAGAAGCTATTTTAAATAGAAGAATTAAACTATACGAAGAGCAAGCTGAAATGCTTAAAAAGCATATAAGGCACACAGATCTTTATGTTGACATAGGAGCAAACTTTGGTCATACTGCTGTTCCATTTGCCAGTATGTTTAAAAAAATAATTTGTTTTGAAATAACTCCTACTAATTATGAATGTTTAGTAAAAAACACAGAGGCATATCCAAACATTCAATGTATGAATGTAGGACTAAGTAATATTGCAGGTAAAGTTGACATTATGGAATATCCTACTGCAGGTTCAGTGAATGCTATTATTGAAACTAAATTTGCTCGAAGCGAAAAAGGTAATGTTGTTCAAAGACACGTCGTTCCATTAGATTACCTATTACCTTACGAAACTGCAGGATTTATAAAGATTGATGTCGAAGGACACGAAGTTCAAGTAATCGAAGGAGCACAAGAATTTTTAACACGATCTAGAGGACTGTGTTTTATAGAAAGCGTAGAGACAAAAGAAGCAGTAAAAGAAGCTATGTTTAAATTAGGTTGGAAGTATATACTTAGAAATGGATTCCATGATCTTATCTTTAAGAAGAAAGCTTAACTTTTGTAAATACCCTGTATATAGTCTTCAAACTGTTCTACCTTATCTAAACGATTAGGCCAGTAAATATAATTTTTCTCAGGATTTTTCTTGAGGTTTGTGAGAAGAGGTTGTACCGCATTGAATAACTTATCTAATTTATCCTGTACGGAAGTGGCTGTAGCAGAAGCATTCTCTACCTCAGCAGAGGCCTTCTGGACGACTTCCAGTTCCTCCTCAGTTACCGCTGTAAATCCAAAATCGAATATCTCATCCATAGTGAATATATTTATATCCCGTAAGTTATTGATTTTAAACAAAATAAACAATGAGTGTAGAATCAATAGGTTAGGGCATTATTCCGTAAGTTATTGATTTTATTAAAGATTCTCTTATGTACATAATTCTCAGATGTGGTACTATATTATTATATACTACGGAGGTATTATGAATCTAAATACAGAAATTATCGATGCTGTTAACGAAGGGCTCATTCCAAAAGATGACCTAATCGTTGCACTCCTTAGAGTCATTGGTCCAACTGACCTTAGGGATATTATCGAAGCTTATGATTGGACTAACTTACTTAAAAATGGCGATCAATTACCCGTCTATAAACGTAGAGCGTTAAATGTAGACGATGTGGATTGGAATAACGACATGGAGGATGACGATGATTGATAGCGATTGGCAAGAGTTGGAAAATTATAACCAACAACAGTCGTATCGTGCATCTCTAATTGGAGACGACAGAAGTATTACTGAAGCAGAGTTTCGCAAAGTTGTAGATAAAGCAACTAGTCAATTTGGAGATAAGCATGTACTTAATACTTTAGTTGATATCGTCATTAAACGAGAAAAGAATACTATGAAACTGTATGACCTTTGGACTGAACTTGAAAGAGAAGCAGAAGATCGAAGAATACCTAACTTGAGTGCTTGGTAATGATTAACATATTTTTTACTGGAAGATGGCCACAGAAAAAACGCTTTGAACAATATACGAATGATGTATTGAATCATTTCTTCAAAAATAAACTTAAACGTAATGTAGATATTCATCTAAAAATGGTTACTAAACAATCTAATCTTGGTTTTTGTCATGGAGATCGCAATGAAGTATACATAGATCTTTGTAGAAATCATGAGAACTATGAAGGTATATTTACTCTTGATGATCTTGCTAAGACTCTAGCTCATGAATTAGTACACGCCAAACAATATCTACGTGGTGAGATTAAGCCAACAGATAATATATGGCACAAAACAGGTGAAGTATATGATGATGCATCTTATCGTCAGTTACCATGGGAACATGAAGCATACATGATGGAAGATTTTCTACATACTCTTTACTGGAAAAATCAACGATACTTAGACTTAACATATGAGGTATTTCAATAATGGCAAAAAGAAGAAAGCAAACTGTCAGAGCTAAACGTAGAACTGGATTAGCTGGAGTTCCACTTGATAGCTTTGAAAAATGTAGGTATTACTTTTATGAAGAAATTGAGTCAAAAGACAAGTCTAAGATCATTAAAGATTACCTTAAGAAAAAACTCAGTAAAACTAATAGAAACACGTTATCGTCATTGTCAGATGATTACTTCAGATCTTCAGATGTGGCTGCTACTATCTTTTGGTATAATACTGGATTGGATAGAAACGAATCATTCCAACACGCATTTAACTATATAAATGATGAGTATATCCCTATGAAGTTAGAGAGTGCTGAATACCAGACCTCTAAAGAGGACGAGATTCCTCAGAAAAAAGGTGAGGTAGTAGTTATATCCCCCGTAGAAAGAATGGCACAGAAAGTGAATGACACGGTTCTAGTTGAAATTGATAAGTTATATGATGCCTGGATACGTGAGGAAGATTACGAAATCAATTTATATAATATATTTAAGGTTAACAATCTCAAAGGTGCTGCCACAAAGCAAGTAAAAGAATGGATATTACCAGACTATGAGCAATATAAAAGTGCTCTCGATGGTACAGATGAGTTTATGGTTGAGGCCTATAATCATGTATCAACGAAAGAGAAGAAGAAACGAATTAAAATCTTTGAGACAATGTTTGAAGACCTAGAAAGAATTAAACACACTTCAATTATGCAACGTAGAGTTAAGAAGCAGACAGTAAAATCTGCAGATAAGCAAGTTGCAAAAATGAAGTATTGTAATTCAAACACAGACTTTAAACTAGAGTCTATTAATCCAATACTAATTATTGGTTCACATCGACTTTACACATTTAATGTCGAGAACAAGACGCTTACGAGAATGGTTGCAAATGAAGTAGGATTTGAAGTAAGTGGCTCTACCATTAAGAACCTTGATGTTAAGAAATCAATATCTCTTAAACTGAGAAAACCAAATGAAGTACTACCCATTGTACTAGGCAGAGCAGATAAGACTATCGATGAATTGTTGGATAAACTAACGACTAAATCTAAGGTAGCTAATGGAAGAATAAATAAAAATACTATATTATTGAGGGCTACATAATGAGTGAAACTCCGTTCATGACAAAAAAGAAGTTTAGTGAAATGGTTGAAGTATGTGTTCATCGTAAGAGGATGAGTTATATGGATGCAATCATTTACCTATGTGAAGAAAATAAATTGGAAGTAGAAGATAGTAAGAAATATATAAATCCATCTATAAAGAGTAAGCTAGAAGCTGAAGCAATGGAATTAAATTTTATACCTAAGAAAAATACATTATTTTGACAGACGCATTATACACAATCGCATCAGTAATTGATGAAAGTTCTATAGACGACCTAAAACACTTTAAGGGAACTGTGGGTTCACAGGAAGCTAAAGTAACAAAGGGTGGTGGTGCAGTGTATAACGACCTACGTAAAGCAGAACTAAAAGAGATTAAACATACAGATTTTCCAGATGTATGTAATAACATATTAGATATTATCGAATACCATCGACCTAATCTATTTAAGGATAGACATTATGTAGGAGAGTTTAATTACTTAATGTACGAAAAGGGTGGTCACTTTGTTAAGCATAGAGACTATCTTGGAAATGATAACCGAGATCCATATAAAAATAGAATTTTTTCAACGATAACTCTTATAGATAAATCAGAAGATTTAGAAGGTGGTGACCTATTAATATGGGATAGGGAAGAAAATATACCATCTAAAATAGAATTGGAAGTTGGTGAGACTGTGATATTTCATTCACTTAAGTTTCACCAAGTTACTCCAATAGTCCAGGGTACTAGAGAAGCTTTGGTAGCATGGATTTATTTAAGAAAGTAGTGTACATCTACTATAAAATATGGTACAATATAACTTACATAATGAAAAAAGTGGATAATTCAGTAATACAAAACAATATAAGGAAAATACAATGTCATTTGAAAATTTAAAAAGTAATAATGACCAAATCCAAAAGTTGCTCAGTGCAGCTAATGAACTTGGAGGCGGTAAAGGCGAAAAGAAAGATTATAATGATGATCGTTTCTGGAAGCCAACAGTCGATAAAGCAGGGAACGGATATGCTGTTCTGCGATTCCTACCTGCTGGACAAGGTAACGAACTACCATGGGTAAGATACTGGGATCACGGATTTAAAGGTCCAACCGGTATGTGGTATATCGAAAAATCTCTTACATCAATCGGTCAGCAAGATCCAGTATCTGAACTTAATACTAAGCTTTGGAACAGTGGTCGTGAGGAAGATAAACAAATAGTTAGAGAACGTAAAAGAAGATTACACTATGTATCTAACGTGTATGTTATTTCTGACCCATCAGCTCCTCAGAACGAAGGTAAGGTGTTTATATACACCTATGGTAAAAAAATCTTTGATAAGATTATGGACCTAATGCAACCTCAGTTCCCAGATGAGCAACCAGTTAACCCATTTG